TAACTTGGGATGATATAATCGACTTTGCGATTGGCGAAGTTGGTTTAATGCCTGATGAGTTCGAGGATATGACTTGGGCAAATTATCAAAGGTTACTATTTAATTTCTTTAAAAAAGAGGCAAATCAGTGGGAACACACAAGGTCAACTTTATGCTATATTAACAATGTTAATGTATCTAAAAAGAGCCAAATGAAAAAGCCTAAAGAAATAATGCCACTATGGACAGATAAGTTTGCTATAATGAATAGAGTGCCAAAAAAGTTAACATCAAATGAAGAAAAACAAGAAATCTTAAAGAAGTTAAAAGATGGCAAACGAGAAATTAATAGTTGAGTTATCAGCACAAATACAAGGTCTTAAACAAGGTTTAGATAGCGCATCTAAAGAAATATCTAAATTTAATACCAATACTAATAACGCTGCTAAAAATACTGAAAAAGACTTTGATGCAATAGGTTCTACTGCTTCTAAAGTTGGTGGTATTGTTGCTGGTGCTTTTGCAGTTGGTTCTATCGTTAATTTTGGTAGAGGTGTTATAGCTGCAACATCAGAGTTTCAAAAATTTGAAGCGGTTTTATCAAATACTTTGGGTAGCAGTTCTGCTGCTCAATTAGCATTATCACAAATACAAGAGTTTGCTGCTACTACTCCATTTCAAATAAATGAATTAACAGGAGCGTTTGTTAAATTAGCAAATCAAGGCTTTACTCCTAATATTACACAAATGCGATTATTAGGCGATTTAGCGAGTTCTACTGGCAAATCCTTTGACCAATTAGCTGAAGCAATTTTAGATGCGCAGACAGGCGAATTTGAGCGTTTAAAGGAATTTGGAGTAAGAGCAGCAGTTGCTGGAGACCAAGTTACATTTACATTTAAAGGAATTAAAACACAAGTAGATAATACTTCTGAAGCTATTCGAGGTTATGTTTTATCTTTGGGTGCTGCTGAAGGTGTTTCGGGTTCAATGGAAAAAATATCAGGTACTTTAGGAGGTAGAATTTCCAATGTACAAGATTCGTTTACACAATTACAAACTACAATCGGACAAATAAACGGAGGTGTATTATTTGGATTTGTTGGTTTATTACAAAAAGCATTAAGTTATTTTAATGAGATTATAAATTTAGACCTTAAGAAAGGACAGTTTGCAATGGAAGGTCTTAATATGACCGAGCAAAGAGCCGTTATTGCTAATTATAATGCAGAATTATCCAAGATAGGTAGTATTAATAATGTTGATAAATTAAATAATCAATTAAAGTATATCCAAACGAATTTGGAGTTTTATCAACAAGCAATGTTGAATGAAACAGATGAACACAATAGAGAGGTTGCTTTTTCTTATTTTAATGCTTATAAAGATATTCGTAATGCTGCTAATACTCAAATGGCAGGTTTGCAAAAAGATTTAGCTGCTAAAAATGCAGCGATTGCAGCAGAAGCCAAAAAAACCAAACGAATAATTGAAAAACCTATTGATTTTATAGCGCCTACAAAAGGTATAGGTCAAATTCCAAATACACCAGTAAATTTAGGAGGTTTAAAAGACCCTAATTTTAAAATAAGAGATGAAGATTTAGCAAAACAAGCACAACTAAATGCTTTATTAGAGCAACAAAATACTATATTAGGGTACTCAACTTTATTAATGGGTACTTTACAAAGTGGATTTGAGCAAATGTTTACCACAATGATTGATGGCGGACAGAATGCGTTTCAAGGTATATTAGACGGATTAAAAAGATTGATGATAAAAATTGCAGCAGCTATTGTAGCAGCAACAATATTGTTTTTTTTAACAGGTGGTGCAAGTGCTGGTGGTGGTGCGAATGCTTTACAAAAAATAGGAGAAATTGCTAAAAATATGGGTGGATTAGGATTTAATCCATTTGCAATATCAAGTAAACCAAAAAGTGCTATGATAGCAATGCCTTCTAATTCATTTGGTCAAGGTGGCTACCAAATAGACATTATGGGAGATAAAATGAGATTATTATTAAATAACGAAGCAATTAAAAATTCGAGGGTGGTATAATGGCTTACAATCATTTATATAATTTAGAATTTAAAGGATTAGACCAAGTAGGTACTGATTTATATTATTTAGTTAAGTTTGAAAAACAAGAAGCTACAGTAAGGACTCCTGATGTAATTAATTTAATAGCTGCACAAGATTCGCCTTTTATTTTAAATTATAGAGCCAATAAAGATAATATCTTTGCTCCTATTAGAGCTTCTTATGCGGATATAAAATGTTTTATTCCTTATAATTCTATTGTTCAGCCTTCTGATTTCTTTTTTGATAGTGATGAATATACTTGGAAAATTAGTCTTTACGAAACTAACGGAGTAACTGAAGATTTAAAATGGGTAGGCTTTCTATTGCCCGATGTTATCCAATATGAATGGCAAGAACAATATTTTCTTCAGCTTACGGCTACGGATAATATTGCAGTCTTAAAAGATATTAAATATACAAGAGAAGATTACTACGCTTTATATAATGACACAAATGTTGATACTTGTATAGATATTAATGACTTTGTTTGTAGGTTATTAAAGAAGACTGGAAGTGAATTAGATGTGGCTTTTTATAGTCAATTTAAAATAGATTCTGAACTTTTTAATCTTGCAAACTTAAAACTATCGGAATATTCAGCAGTTGATTGGTCAACATTTGAACCAAAAGATTGTTATTTTCTTTTAGGTACATTAATGGAATCTTTAGGTTGTGTAGTTTATCAATCAAATAAAGATGCTACTTGGTATGTGGTTGCTATTAACGATTTAGCGGTAAATGATTTAGTTACTGATGGTACATTTAGTATAGATGGTTCTCCACTTTATGAATATTGGTCAATTAATGGAACTGTTATTAATAGTGCAACAGGAGGAATAAACGGAAGCCAGTGTCCAAAGATATTTGGGGATAATGTTTCTTATGTTTCTCAATCAATACCTTTTTTAGAAGCATTATATGTAGTTTCTTTTTGGGCAAAAAATGACGGGAATATTCCAAAAGCAGTTGCAAGGGTTTATATTGATGGAGATGTATTTAGTGTAACTACTACAAATGACTGGACTTATTATGAGTTTGAATTTGATGCACCAGGTGGAGATTTAGAAATAGCTTTTTTAAATAATAATCCTGATGAAATTGGTTATATGTTTTTAGATAATGTATCTATTAAACAAAAGTTTCAAAATGGTTTAAAATACGATATTGATGGAACTTACATAAGTGAATATACTTTTGATTTTTACTCTTCTATTGGTAATGCAGGTAATGTTAAATGGTCTGATGTTAACCAGGTAGTAACTTTAAACAAACGATTAACCAATGTTCAATTTAACTATCCTTACTACGAAAGAAATTTAATTAATAACTACGGATTTTTTAAGGATTACGCAACAACAACTACAGTACCTACCGACTGGCAACTTGAAAGTCCTTTTGATTTTGCAAATGCAACAGGCGAAGATAGACCCTTTGATAATAGAATTTTATCAGTAATAGAAAATGAAGATATTACAGGTGGTTTAAATACGGATATTTATTTATCTAATACTTTTAGGCTTACAAATAATATTTCTCCTTTTGGTTTCTATAATTTCTTTGCTATTAAAGTAGAATGTACTGTTTATTTTGATGATTCGCACACAGATGGGGATGGTATTAATATAGCATTTGCAAAATCTAAAGATGGTACACCATGTACTTCCAATACAAGATATTTAGATTCAACAGGTACTTATTATAGCGTTACAACTTCTTCTTTATGGAATGCAGTATTTAGGATGCCTATCTTTATGAGTGATAAGAATAGGTGGATGAAGTATAAATGCTTATCTACTTTTGACCAAAATAGCTTAAGTGATGGTACTACTTTATATGAGTTTGGTACTTTAGTTTTAAGACCACAAAGAAGTTTTGATACGGCTAATGTTCATCAAACCTATTTTGATGATATTAAGGTAAGTATTATTCCACAAGGATATAAAAACACAAAAGGCTTTATTTATAACGCTACAAATATTCCTAACGATTCTACTTTAGTTAAGCCATTCTCAAATACTTATAAAATAGATAAAGGGCAGTATCATGGTGGTATAGCTAATAAATCGGAATCTCAAATTATAGAAGACTTTATTGGTTACGATACAAGCGGAGAATTTAATTTAATCCAAAATTCAAACAGATGGTTAAGACCTTGGGAAAGTGCTTCAGAACTTATATTAGGCAGACCGATGCAGGAGTGTATCACTCGTTCAGTTTTATCTTTTTATCAAGCTACCTGGCAGAAATTTACAGGTAATGTTTACGGTAAAAATATAAACTTTGGGCAAGTATTTAATATTGCTTTAGCGCAAGGCTTACATTTTATGCACGAAGCATCTTTTGATTATGTATCAAATAAAACAAACATAACCACACACCAAAGCCAAACTGATAAATTAGAAACAGGTTTCCGTTCTTGGTCAACTACTAAAGAAGATACAG